GCTTCATGCTCGTTCCTCTCCTTCGTGGTTCGTTGGTCGACGGCGGCCACCGCCGACGCGGCGGCATCGTGCGCGGCGATCGCGCGCTGCTCGGCATCGTGCGCGGCGCGCGAGATCGTGCCCAACGCTTCGGCATGCCGCTGCGCGTCGAGCGCCCGCGCGGCCTGCTCGTCGGCAAGCCGATGCGCGCCGATCAGGTGCTCGACGCCCGCGCCGGCCGCCATGCCAAGCAGCGCGGCCAACAGATACGGAGCTGCTTTCGGCATCACAGCCCCCGCTCGCAAATCGCGCGCTCTTCCGCGCGCCGCTTCACCAAGCCGGGCAACACCCGGCCCCGCGCCGTCACCCACTGCGGACGTCCGTCGTCGGCCTCGTTCATCGCGCGGCACGCGCCACGCAAATCGCCCGCGCTGAAGCGCTTCGACGTCGTGCTGTTGCAATAGGCCGTCGGGCCGATGTTGTCCGCAAAGCTCACGGCCGCTGCGAGTTGATACGGCCGGCCCTTCAGGTCCGGCGTGCATTGGAGCACTGCTTCCGCGTGCGTGATCAGATGCGCTTCGAGCGACGCGCGGCACTCGGCTTCGCTGTACGCCTGGCCGACGACGACGTCGCGCGTATCACCCATGCATTTCGTCGGAATGCCGACCGGATCCAGATAGCCGACCAGCTTGACGCCCTCGAACTTCGGCACGGCCACCGTCAGCACGCCGGCCGCGATCGCCCCGACGACGCACACGAGCGTCTTCTTCGGCAACTTAATCATGCCTGCCCTCCTCGACGGCCCTTATTTTTGATCAGGTAGTAGCACTGAAGGCAGATGTAACCGCCCGTCAGAATCGACACGAGCAGCGACGCCCACCAGTTCGCATCGTGTCCCGATGCCCACAGCCACAGCGACGACGCAACCGGCGGGGCGCTCTTCGCTGCGCTCGCCGCAATTTCGCTTTTCACAGTGATTGACTCCACAGAATGAAAGAGCCGCCCGAGTTGCCTCGTGGCGGCTCTGCTCGGTGCCTGATTTGCGCTTACGGTCGAGGCACCGATACAACAAGATTGATTCTATTATGTATTTCTATTTATCAAATAAATCAATCTCAAAAATCAAATTTAAATAAAACTACAAAAATTGGCAGTTGAGAAATATCAAATTACCAATATCATAAGCCTGCCTTCGCTATTTCTCAGCGACAGGCATAAATCATCAAAATGGAGAACTTAAAATGGATCGTTCCTATCGCATACATCTCGACGCCGATCACAATTACGTGCTGGCAGCAGAAGATTCGAGGGTAGGATCAAAAATCGTATTACAGAAGGCAAGCGATGTGGATTCCGCCCTCTGCGTCTGGACGCTTCACACCAAGGACAACACGATCGCACTTACGTCCTCGGGCAACACGGTCGTGCTCGACTGCAACGCCCTGGAAGACGAATCGCAGTTCGTCCTCGCCACATACCGAGGCAGCCCGACGGAAACTCAAAAGTGGCGACACGACTCCCCTTATTTCAGGAACGTGAGCAAAGACAATTTCGTCATCGATAACTTCGGCGGCGCAATGAAACCCGGAAATCGAATTATCGCCTATCGTTTCAACGGTGGGGATACCACTCAACAATGGTTCCTTCAGCCGGAAACTCTCGCCGTCTAAATTTCATTAATCATCTCGAACCATAAACCATAAGGCGGCGCAGGCCGCCTCCCTCGCCTGCCATTCTTAAAAATTATTTAAATTCAGGAATCTTTAATTCAACCCTCTTCACTCGTTTCTTACCGTGGCCGGCCTTCGCCTTGCCCTTGTTGCCGGCGTTCAGCGCGACGTCCGTCTCCCAACTGCGGCCCGCGTATTCGTGCGTCACCGACTCGACGAGGAAATCGCCGTCCGCGTCGCGCTTAAAACCCTTCAGCGTCACGGTCTTCTCCGCAGACACATCGGCGCGGCCGAGCATCCGTAGGCGGCTTGTCGCCGTGCGCCGGTTGAGCTTCGTCATGCGCGCGTGCGCCGCGGCCTTCGCGGCCTGCGGGCTCGCGAATGCGTGCCGCTCGGTGTGGACGGCCGCCGCGCCGGGCGGCGCATCCGGATTCGGGATCGTCAGATCGATCTTCTTGCCCGACTTCGCGTCATGCACCTTCGTGCGGACGGCCGCGAAGCTCGCGCGATCCGGAAACGCGATCTCATAATCGATCAGCTGATACGGAATAAGCACGAGCGCCGGCAGCGCCTTGCCGCTCGCGCTCTTGCCGCCGCCGATCGGCGTGACGATCAGCTTGCCCGCCTTCACAGTCGCGGTCGCCCCATACTGCCGCGCGATCCGCGTGACGAAGTGCAGGTCGCTTTCACCGAACTGATCCGCACGCGGCACGACGACGTCGATCGAACACGCAGCCGCCCACTTGTTGCGCCGAGCAATGTCGCCGACGACATCGGCGAGCTTCGCGTTCGACCAGCTGCCGTAACGGTGCGTCTTCGACGTCGCGCGCAGGTTCGCCGGGCGGCCCCGGATCACGACCGTCGCCGGCGGCCCGCGTAACACGATCTCGTCGATCGCATACTCGCCGAGCACCGACAGTCCCTGTCCCTCCCACCCGAGCGAGATCTTCAGCGTCGCGCCCTTCGGCGGGAAGCGGATCACGCCGTCGCGGTCGTCGAGCTCGATCTCGCACTCGTCCGCCTCGAGGCCGGGCTTGTCCGTCGTCCGGATCCGCAGCACGCGGTCCTGAATCGTGCGCGTGATGTCCGCGCCGTTCGCGATGATCTGGAATATCGCCTGCATCGCCCGCCCTCACGACCAGAGCTGAATCGGTTCATCGCGCGGCACGTCGAGATCCGGCAGCGTGATCAGCACGCCCGCGCGGAACGGCTGCGGCTCGCGCGCGAGGCCGGGATTCGCCGCATACACGGCTTCGACCGTGCCGCTCAGCGTGCCGTACGCGGCGTAGCAAAGCGTATCGAGCACATCGCCGTCAGATGTTCTTAAAGTCCTCGCCATAGCGACCAAACTCCAGACTGTAGGTTTGCTTACGCGGCGCTCCATCCGGCATGAGCGCCTCCTGTTCCTCTTCAACGCTTTGCAGATACCAGCGGCCGAGCACGTCGCCCGTGCCGGCCGTCAGTTGCACCGGCTTCATCCGCCCGCCGATCGCGCGCAACGCCTCCAGCTGGCGCGCGCCGGCCCCGAGCGCCGGGAACACGACGCCGGACAGCACGATCGTCTCTCCGCCCTGGCTGACCGCCTGCAACGCTTCCGGCCGGTTCAGGCGCTCTTGCGACGCGACCTTGTAGCGCGTCGTGCGCCGCAGCTTGTCGTAGGCGGCCGTCGACAGCCCGAAGTGGAAGCGCCGCCCCTCATCCGTCGTCAGCGTCAGCAGATGAGGGGTAGCCGACGCCGTGTCCGCGCCCAACGCATCGAACACCGCACCGAGCCCGGTTGCCTGCAACACCGATTTCACGGCCTTCGCGGTGTCGGTGCCGACGACGGCGGCGAATTGCGTCTCGACGCCCTTCAGCGCCCCCGTCACGGATTGCGCCGCCGCGTGGATCTGCGGATGGTTCGAGGCGTTCGCGATCCGCAGCACGCTGCCGACCGCGCCCGCCGTCGCCCGAAAGCCGCGCGTCACCTCGCCGACCTTCAGGCTCAGATCGGTCGCGACCGACAGCGCACTGCTCGCGCCGTTCAGCAGCTCGGCGGCCGACGTCAGGTTGCCCGTCGCGAGCTTCGTCAACGTGTCGACCGTGTTCTGACTCGCCGCGCGATTGCGCTCGTAGACACGGCTCACGTGCTGCGCGCGCTCGGCCGCGATGCTGGCCTGCGTCGCCGCCTGCGTGATGCTCTTCACGAAATCCATCGCCCCTCCTACAAGTGCGGCGCATCGAACAGCGCCGACCGGTTGTTGCGGTCCATCGATTGGGTCATTGCCCGCTGGATCTGCGGATTGATCCGCGCGAGCAGCCGATCGGCCATCGCCTGATCGGAACCGCCGTCCAATTTGATGTGGAAGACCGGCGCAAAGCTGTTTTGCTGCTCGACCTTGAACGCGCGCCGCTCGGCGACGCCAGGGGCGACGAGCGCCTTCGCGTTCGCGACCGCGCGCGCGGCGGCGGGTTCGTCGCCGCGTCGTTGAGCCATCCACCGGGCAAGCGCCCCGAGCAGCTTCTGGCCGGCGAAGCTGCCGATCGCCCCGCCCGTGACACCGCCAATCGCCGCGCCAATCGGCCCGCCGAACGCGCCAATCGACGCACCAAGCTTCGCGCCGACGACGCCGCCCGCGAGACTGCCGCCGATGCCCGCGAAGTTCTCCGCCTTGCGCGCCCGCGTGTCGTCGCCGGCCGCCACCGCATAGGCGTCCTTCGCAGCGAGTCCGACCTTCAGCACCGTCCCGGCGAGCGCGATCTTCCCCGCATACGGCAACACGCGGCCGACGATGCCGCCCAGCGCGCGGCCGAGCCGCCCGAAGCGCCCGCCCCGGCCCGCCTTCCCAGTCGTCGCGCCCGCCGCGCTCTCGATCAGGTCGCCGACCGATCCGCCGCCGATGCCGCCGCCCGGCAGGTTGACGACGAAGACACGCTGCACGCCGCTGGCCGCCGCACCGAGCGCATCGAGCGCCTGACCGCCGCGTCCCGGCTTCGCCCCCTTGCCGCCCTTGCCGCCGCCACCCCGCGCCATCCGCGCGCCGCGCGCGACGTCGAGCACGCCGCGACCGATCGACCACGCCGCACGCGCACCGCGATAGGCGATCGCCGCGCCCGCAACGCCGATGACGGCCGCCGCCGCACGCGGAGACGAATCGACAATATCGCGCACCTTGCCGCCCGCTTGCTTCGCCTGCTCGCCCGCGAGATCCGTCACGGGACGCAGCGCGTCGCCGATACTGCGCATCGCGTCGTCCCACTGATCCACGACCTCTTTCCAGATCTGCCTGGATGTTTCGCGGCGGTCATCGAGGTCTTTCTGGATCTGCCCGGAGATGTCCGCGCCGTTACGCTTCATCTTTTGATAGATGTCCGCGTTCTGCATGTAGGCCGTGAGCGCCGCCTTGACCTGCATGTCGGTGAACAGGTCGCCCGTCTTCATCGTCTCTTCGAACGCGCGGATCTGCTTCTGACGCTTGGCCGGATCCAGCTCGGCGTTGATCGACTTCGCCGCCTCGGCCAGTTGCTTGGCCTTCGCGGGATCGACGCGCTCGATGTACGCGCGCGCGAGCACGAACGACGCTTCGAGCGTCGACCAGCCCTTGCCGATCGCCTCCTTCATCTTCGCTTCGTAGTCGACGCCGGCT